TGATTTAAAAATTGCATTCGAAGACGGTAAAACAATACTGGTTGAAATAAAACCAGAAAAAGAAACAGAACTTCCCAAGAACCCCAACAAGTCTAAACGATACATTGGTGAAGCAATGACATATGTGAAGAACATGAACAAGTGGGAAGCCGCAAATGAATATGCAAAAGACCGTGGATGGGAATTCCAGATCTGGACTGAGAAGACACTGAAGTCCATGGGAATACTCAAGGAGTTTAAGAAGACCAAGAAACTAAAACCTTTAAAACCTTTTCGGAAAAAATCTAAAAAATAGTTATAAATAGTGTTATGTCTAATTTATTTGCCAAAGTAGAACAAGAAGCATTTCGTGCAGGTATTACTCCACGAACCAAACAATCGCGTGATTGGTTTCGTAGTAAACTGCAGGGGATGGGTAAGGTAAGCAGAAGTTCCGTAATGAAGGACGAACAATTAAAACTTGTGAACAAATCACAACCAATGATTGGTTCGATGAATATGTTTTTCTATGATCCAAAGCACAAAGACACGTTACCTTATTATGACAGGTTTCCGTTATCAGTCATCATCGGGCCCGCGCCTGGAGGTTTCAAAGGATTAAATTTACATTACCTGCCACCCACACTACGTGCAAAAATGCTTGATGGTTTGATGGACATCACAAACAATAAAAAGTTTGATGACAGTACAAGGTTTGCTGTTTCATATAAATTATTAGATGGAGTGTCCAAACTAAAATATTTTAGACCGTGTTTAAAACATTATTTGTTTTCTCAAGTTAGAAGTAAGTTAGCGAGAGTATCTGCACCAGAATGGGAAATTGCAACATTCTTGCCGACTGCAGATTTCCAAGGGAACAAAACTAAAATATATGCAGATTCAAGAAGGATGATTTAATGGCGAGTGTTGATGAGTTAAAGAGTTTAGCATCGTCTAAATTAGGGTTTGCGAGAACAAGTAACTTTCTTGTAGAACTTCCTAGTACGTTTGGTGCAAATAGTTTACTAGGAAGGATTGCTACATTAGGTGGTAATGAGTTGAACATACTATGTTCATCAGCAACATTACCAGGCAAACAGATATTAACCCATGATCGTAGAATAGGTATGGAGTTTCAAAAGATTTCATATGGATACGCAGTAGATGACGTATCGATGACATTCTATGCGTTAAATGATTATGGTGCGAAAAAATATTTTGATAACTGGATGGGAAGACAAATAGATGAAGAGAATCATCTTGCTGCTTGGAAGGACGAATACCAGAGAGATGTTCGTATTCACCAGTTAAGAAAACCAATATTCAATAAAAATATTAAAGCAGGCCCTGCAAGCATTAATATTGGTTTAGGTGCAGGGACAGTATACTCAGTGCTTTTGGTTGATGCCTTTCCAACAACCGTAAGTGCTATTGAATTGAACAATGAATTGGATGGACTGGTACAGGTGACTGTGCAGTTATCATATACAAGATGGAAAGCGATTAATGATCCACAAGGATTCATCTCAGTTAGTGGTGGATTTGGGTCTCTATTATCTTAGGAGTAAATTATGGCATTGCCAAAACTGAATGATATGCCGAAGTATTCGGTAACTATACCATCAATAAAAGAAGAGGTCAGAGTAAGACCTTTTGTAGTGAAGGAAGAAAAGATATTGTTAATTGCAATGGAGTCACAAGATCCAAAACAAATTGCTAATGCAATATTGGAAACTGTGGTGTCATGCACTGAAACCAAACAAGACCATAGAATGTGGCACAATCTAACATCTTATGATGTTGAATATTTGTTTTTACAGATACGTGCTAAATCAGTTGGTGAAAAAACAAATGTTGGTATAGCATGTCAAAAATGCAACGAAGTAAATGAAGTAGAAGTAAATTTAAATGAAATAAAAGTTAATGGAGAAATTCCAGAATCAAAAATTAAATTAAATGATAATATCACTATAGAAATGAAAGCACCAAGTTACTTGGAAATTGCGGATAATGAAAAAATTATTTCCACACAAACAACAGATATAGAAAAGATATTTGGTATTATTACTTCTTCTATTTCTGCAGTATTGACAGAAGAAGAAAGAATAGAATTTAAAGATGTGAACGAAGAAGAGAAAACAGAGTTTATAGATTCCATGTCAAATGAACAATTTGATAAGATTAGAGGATGGATAGAGTCTCAACCATCTATAAGGCACACTGTTAAATTTGAATGTTCATCATGTGGTCATAATAATGAATCACGATTGGAGGGTATGCAGTCTTTTTTCTAATTTGTCTATCTCATACCAGTTTGATGGTGCACTACAAAACTAATTTTGACCTAATGCAACATCACAAATACTCCCTAAATGAGATAGACATGATGATACCATGGGAAAGAGACGTTTACGTAAACATGCTAGTTGATCATATCAAAGAAGAAAAAATGAGAATGGAAACACAAGGAAGATAAAATGGCAGAGGCAACCATAAAAGATCTCATAAAAGAAATACGAGTGTCGAATAACATGACTACTCGTATAGAAGAAGCAACACTTGGTGCAACTGAGAGTGTACAAAGAAGTGTTGCGGATCTTAATACGATGTTAGGAAAATATTTCTTAGCACAGAATGCCTCACGTGGTGATGATCTCGAAGCACAAAGAGAAGCAAAAAGAAATGCTAAGATGAAATCAGGCCCTACTCAAGCACCTTCTGCTGCAACTGCAGGTGGAGGTGGTGGACTTAGTAATTTTTTACAGGGACTTGGTGGTTTTGCTGAAACAGCAATGTTTGGATTGTTTGCGGCAGGTGGAGCAGCAGGTGGAGCAGCAGCTGCAATTGGATCAGAAGCGAGAATGAAATTTTTAAAACGACTTGCAAGAGCACCATTAATAGGTGCGGTTGCATTATTTTCTGAAGAGATAGTTACTTCTGTATTTAAAGGATTGACTGGTAAAGATATTGAAGGTGAACAACTTGACATGTTTACCAATACATTAAACGCAACTTTACTAGGTAGCATGTTTGGAAGAAAAGGTGCATTCGCAGGTTTTATGTACAGTGTTATTAGTCAATCAATAGCAAAAACATTTCCCAACAAAGACGATGATGAATCTGCATGGCAGAAAAAGACAAATCTATTAGGGGTTGAATTACCTTTTACAAATGAGGACTTTGCAGTGTGGGGTGGCACGATAGCAAGTTTCTTTGCACCTAGTTTAATTACTGGTGCTATAAGAAGATCTTTAGGTATTGGTGCTGCAGGAAAACGAGGAGACAATGCAGGAAAGAGAAGTTTCCTAAAAGGATTCAAACCTAATATGAATATAGTAAGGGGTGGATTAAGATTTACTGGTTGGGCAGGACTTTTAGGACTTGCAGGTTATTCATTGGTACAAACAATTGATGGGTTGGCAGATGGTAATGTAGATAGTACGGACTGGCTTAATTTAGGTATGACGGTTGCAAGTGGTTTGGGAAGTCTATCTATGTTAGGAATGTTCGGGCCTGGTGGATTATTAGTAACAGCGATTGCAGGACTTGCGATTGGTGGTGGTTACCTTCTTTACAACTATTTTAAAAAAAGACAAAATGAATTAACTGATGAGTTTAATCAACAAGTACAGGCAACAGATGCAATAACAAGTAATTTAACTGATAGACAAGCAGACTCTATGTTTGATGAAATGCAAAAAATTATTGCTTCAAGAGGATCGTCAAGAGAAGATAGAATAAGGGCGAAAGCGGTAATACAAAATCTTAGAACAAAGTATGATTTTGATTTTGAAAATAGATCCTTTACAAGAGAATTCGAAAATCAAGACTTAGATGCGCCTGTGTTTTATCAAAAGACAGGAAAAAGTATTCAACTTTACAATGCAGAAGGAAAACCTGTAGGTAGAAAGAAAACAGGAGTCGTGCCTCCTAATTTGTTACCATTTTCAAGTTTTGATGCAGGTGGAATGAGTGAAATGGATGGTGCTGTGATTGACCAACTATCTCAGAATATTGGTGGTGCACTATTTCAAAATCAATTAGAAAATTTTCTAAGTGTATATAAAGATCCTGCAGATGCTTTTATGGGTGCAAAAAGTTTCTTTGGTCAGTTGCAAAAGAGTAGAAATGCAGATGTGATGAGAGATTTATTGCCCCCAGATATGTCTGGTTACTCTGGGGGCGTAGGTGTTCTCGATATGAAGGATCAGAGTACCAACTCATCATACACGTATGCGGCAGGTACTGATAGAATAGATCCTAGAGATAAAGCACTAATAGATTAGTCTTCGTTTGCCAACTTAGCAAAGTATGACATTGTGTCATCATCTTCACTAGTGTCAGCGACTTCCTCTTTAGTGATAGGTGGTACAACTTCATATGTCGCAGGTTCGTTCATCTGAACTTCCTCTTTCATAGTAGGTGCACCTGCAGATGCTTCTTCACCAAGAACACGCATCAACTTTGCTTTGAGTTCATC